GGTGTTACTTCTATCACTGGCACAACTAACCAAGTGATTGCTAGCCAGCCAAGCGGTGCGGTTATATTAAGTTTGCCTCAAGATATCGCTGCGGCAAGTAGTCCGACATTCAATGCGTTAACTTTAACAAGTCTTACTTTTGGTGCTACTGCATTAAGTGCTTATGAAACCGGGACATTTAACCCGACAATTACTGCAAATACGCCTGGAGACTTAAGTATTTCTTATGCGGGCAGGGTTGGTAGATATCAAATCGTTGGCGATACACTTTATTATTTTATCTATCTATCTTTTACACCAACCTACACTACTGCAGCTGGTGTTACGCTAATCACAGGACTTCCTGTGGCCACGGCAAGCACATCAAATGCTGTGCTGACTGTAATTAGTGGCGTTGGATTTGCATCAACAGCAAATGCTACTGGATATGCTTATCTACCGTCGGGAACTCAAGGTTTTTTGGGTGTTCCTCGAAGTGGGGCAGGAATTGGAAACAACGTAATAAGCAACTTTGCGTCTGGTTCTAGCTCTCTTATTAGTATTCAAGGTTCTTACACTATTTGATGGGGGATTAAAATGCTACAAGAAAGATTAGAAATAATTGTTGATAATATCAATACGTCGACCAAAACCATAAGTATTGCAAAAGATACTGTTGTATTACGTGACGGCGTGGAAATTACTAGAGATAGAAATAGATGTGCTTTTTTCCCAGGTCAAATTGCAGAAGTAAAAGCATATATGGGTGTTGATGATTCAGCCCCGGAAATTGTTTATTTAAATGCTATTTGGACTCAAGAAGTGATTGATGCCTATAACGCTTATTTAGCGCAATTAGCAGCTCAACAAATAGGCGAATAATCTCTGTAAAAGGAATTTCATTTGATAAAATGGATTTGTATAATTTTATCATTGCTCATTTTATTAGCCGGCTGCGTAAATCAATGGCCGGCTACTTATCGCATTAAATTTGATGAACCTGCGTGTATCAAGCCATTCAAAGGCTACCACTATCAAACATGTAGAATTATTCAAGTAGAAATGAATGATTCACTCATAGAAATACCTCATGACTTTGATACGGATTTAGCCTCAATCCCACGATGGTATTGGAGCATTGCTTCACCTGCTTTTTCTGGGTTTGTTGCGCCATCAATCCTACATGATTATTTATATGGCTGTCCTAATGGGCGTTCACGCTATGAGATTGATTCTATCTTTTATAGTGCGCTAAGAGAAAATGAAGTCTCTTTTATGACTTCAATAAAAATGTACTTTGGAGTAAGGCTTTTTGGTCGAACTCATTTTAATCAGGGGCATTATTGCTTTAATCAATTTGCTTATGTAAAAAAGAAATATAAGGATGAATGTTAAAAAGGAAGGTTTATATGACTCCATATCAACGGTTTGAAGAAGCAATCAAGGTTATTCTTAAGCATGAGGGCGGCTATAGTGATGATAAAGACGATCCAGGCGGTGCGACTGATTACGGTATATCCTTGCGCTTTCTAAAAGACCACGGGATTGATTTAAACGGTGATGGCAAAGTTAATGAAATGGACATTAAATCATTGACCAAAGAAAAAGCGATTAAAATCTATAAACAATATTGGTGGGATAAATATCATTATGAAGCCATTAATTCCCTGTACTACGCAACAAAGGTATTTGACATGGCAGTCAACATGGGTGGTAAGCAAGCACATACCCTTGTACAAAGGGCAATTAACTGTTGCGGGTATAACCTTGTTGTGGACGGAATCCTGGGCGGCAAGTCCCTGGGAGCGATTAACGAAATCTACCTACACGGGCGCGGGGACGATTTAAAGTTTGAAACCAGGGATCAACAAAAATGGTTTTATCAGCATTTAGCAGAAGAAAAACCTAAATTTAAGAAATTCTTAAAAGGGTGGTTGAATCGTGCCGCATGGTAATTCAATTACCCTGGCCGCCAAGTGTTAATCATTATTGGAGAAGGCACGGAAACCGCTATTTTGTAAGCAAGGAAGGGCAAACGTATCGTGAAGAGGTCTTTTATCTATGCCATAAATATAAAGGCTTGTATGGGGCTAAATCGCGGTTATCCGTTGTTATAGAAGCATTCCCGCCGGATAAACGAAGAAGGGACTTAGATAATATCTTGAAAAGTTTACTTGATTCGCTTCAACATGCCGGAGTTTATGAGGATGATAGCCAGATTGATTACCTGGCTATTAAAAGAAATCCATCGTTAGAAGGTAAAATTATTGTTACCGTAAGTGACCTCTAAAACGGGATATCATCATTTAGATCGTCATAATCGGTAACATGTTTTTTCGGAGCCGGTTTGCGCTTTGGTGCTTCATGCTCTTCTTCTGCCTCCTTTTCTTTCTTCTTACCATTTGGCAAAAATCGAATATCTTGCGCAGTGATTGAGTACATGTACTGGCCGGCACGCTCACCCGATTCAACCTTTTTATTATTAATCTCACCCCTAATATAGATGGCGTCTCCTACATGAACATATTTAGCCGCAATTTCTGCAAGCTTATTGAAGCAATTCACATTGTGCCAGGTCGTTCTTGTCTGGCGTTCACCGCTTGAGTCCATATATTTTGTTGTGGTTGCCAGGGCTATGACGGTTAGTTCACCGCCATTCTTTAACTGTTTAGCCTCTTTCCTTCCTACATTACCCACTAAAATTGCCTCATTAATCATTTAAATTTTCTCCAATTGAAATATAAATTTGCGGGCTTGAGCATCGGTTAGCTGATCAAGAGTTTCTATCCCGTATAAACCATAAGCTTTATTAACACGCTCTGAGCTTAGTTCTTTTTGCTCAATCAAATAATTGATTTCTTTGATTTGCTCTTCACTGATTTGGATATTGGGATTACCTTCAACAAACACAGGTTTATTTTCAATTACTTCACCGGTCTCAGCGTCCACAATGTTTTCATCTAATAAATTATTAAGTTTATCCGTTTGCGTGTTGCCTTGAACAATGTGGAAACTGGGCTTTTCTTGAGGCGGTGGAAGTTCAGCATCGGAATAAGTACCGGCTAAGACTTCTTGGAATGCCTGGCGCAGTGCTTGAGCCTCAGCAACCTTTTTAATCATGGTCTCAGGCTTAGTTTTCCATAAGCTTTGATTAGCATCGTATTCTTCCATTGTAGCCATCACATAAGTGGGCTTCTCAGAACTTTTGCGCTTAACGATGCAATAAGCACCCAGCAAATCGCCTCTTTTAGAAAACCCATAAGTGTGATGAATAACATCGTCCACGATTTGGAATTTATCATTTGAGTAAACAGCGTTCACCTGGTGATATTCATAATCATGTTGCCTTTGCGCGGCTTTCCTGTAACCATCACGACCGATGAATATTTGAGCCGGTAAACCTGATTTATATTTCACAGCCCATATTTCACGCATGAATGGGTTCAGTTGTGTAGCCTTACCAAGTTCGACTAAAAATCCGAACTCTAAATCAGTTAATGGTGCAGTTGGAGAAACCATTTTGCGTATTTCTTGAAGCTTAGTTTCATTGCTCCATATGTCTATTGTGGTATTAATGTTTAAAGTTAATGCTGTGCTCATCTTAATTCACTCCTTTCATCAAAAATGTACGGCTACCGCGCTTGTTTGCTTTCCAAGTGATAATCGGTTGCCCGCTCTCATTAACAAGGCATTCAGCATCTTGCATAAATTGCATGATGTTAAATTTGTGTTTCTCTTCAATGTCGCTAAGTAGTTTGATTTTTAAGCGAGTATCGGCAAGAGTTGTTAATTGTTCGGCTACCTCTGGCTCAATTGTTTTAGTCTTTTCTGGATCATGTTTTGGGTACATTAATCTTAAATCGACCTGATTAATTGGCTCAGGCGGCGTTTTAGTTTGAACACAATTCCAAAACGCTTTAGCAGCATCTATAATTTTTGATTCAAGTTCCATGTTGCGGGTGTATTTGAATTCACGGTAATCATGACCGCCAATCAATACAGTGATATAAGCCGAATCGGCATTAGTAATCGCACAGTAATAAGCTACTTGAACTAGGTATTCCATTGGGATTACGTCTGAACCGTCCTCACCCCACATTTTAGCCATGAACTGATTTGAACACTTGATTTCATGGACTGCGTTTAATTCGGGTATAAATCCGTCCAAATTACCGCGCATAAAGTCATGAAATGGATGAACTTGCGTGTCTAAGTCATAAGTGATGTTTTCGCAAAGAGAAGCGTATTTTGCGTGCTCGCGCGGTGCTCTGATTTTAAAACCGTGCTCTTCTGCAAACTTCATGCGAACCATTGGCTCTAGTCTGTGTCCCCATTCTTGCAGTGCAGTTTCATCGAATGTTGATTCAGCTTGTCCGGTTTTCTCAAGATATAATTGATAAGGTGTTTTGTAGCTGGATAATCCTAGGATGATAGGCATGTCACTGCCGCCAATACCTAGTTTACGTTCTTCAATTTGTTGTGCTGTTAACATAATATAGTCTCTCTTTGGTTAAATAAGTTATCTCTGCTTAAAAAAACAAGTCCCTGTTTCATAAACACCATCCTTAGTTGCCATCTTGGCATTATTCACAATCCTTCCTTGACACATAATGCCTAATTCGTTATAGTTTGTCAATCGAAATATACAAAAAGACGGTGAATTATGAAATTTTCAGAAGTTATGGCGCATTACGATTATAAGATGATTAACATTGTAAAAGCGTTAAAGGTTGCCCGCGATACAGTAAAAGCATGGAAAGAAAGAGATAAAATACCTTTCGATAAACAATGTGAATTGCAGGTTATTACTGATAATAAATTGGTTGCGAGAAGGGATGACGCATGACGTTAACGGAAAAATGGGTAGCCCGCTATAAGGATAAAGAGGGTGATGAGGGCATGGGTATTTCTAACCATTATTCAGCACTGGGGCAATTGGTAGGGCTTATTCTCAATAGTGGTGGTACTAATATAGTCATTACTGATGAGACTAATAGGCGCGGAATTATTGACATAAAAAAGGAGACACAATGAGTTGTATTACCGAAATATTGAAATTAAAAGGTGATAAAGAGTTTTTCACACCTCTTTCAGATAATGGTAAGCCTTGGATTTCTGTTGAGGGCGGCGGCGTTTATAAAGATTATGAATATCTTATTGTTATGAATGGAAATGGCCATCGTTGCGGCTATGTGGCTTTACCGCCTGAACACCCTTACAGCAATACTCCGAAAGAAGAACATACCATGGGCGGCAGACCTTATGAATCCTATGCTTATGAAGATTTAGACATTTCTTGTCATGGCGGACTTACCTTTATGGCTCCAGACCACGATTTAAAAGAACTCTTACCTATTCCATGTTCTGATATGTGGATAGGCTTTGATTGCGGCCACTGTGATGATTTAAGTGATGAGGAAAATTTTAAAAAATATTTTGGTGAAGAAGCGTATGAAGAGAAAAAATCATTTTTTGATGTGGTTCTCAGCGGTTATCCAGGCCAATCAATTAAAGACTTTAATTATACCGAACAACAATGTCATTCGATTATTGATCAGCTTTTGCAGGTGGCGGCTTAAATGTTAAATAAAGCCACTAAATATAAAGCAGTAGGAAGCGCAAACAAGTCATTGCATTTTTTGCAACAACTTAAAAAGCACGTACAAATTGGGGAAGGATTCACCCAGGAGCGCGCGGCATATGGACTCATGCTTATCGAAGCCTATATCAATGGGCAATTTTTAACAGAAGTTCAGGAGTTCAAAGGCAATGAAAATGAAACCCATGGAAATGGACAATGATAAATATATTTATATCGGGTGCATTCCTGTTGAAGCGCACCCCGACAGGCCAACAGACCAATTATTTTGTATCAAGCGTGATTGCCCTCACTGTAATAAGCCTATGTGGGTTAGTGAGAAAAAACGATTGCTTGAAGAAACTATGAAAACCCCCAAAGAAGCAAAGATTTATTGCCTTGAATGCTTGGTGATTGCTTGTCTTAATATTGGGATTGAGCCTGTAACTATGGATATAGGAAAAATTATATGACAGAAGAACAAAGACAAAACCATTCTTATTTAGGTGATGGAGTTTATGCGGAATGGGACGGTGAATATATCATTTTAAGAACAGGCGATCACCGTGACGAGTATTGTGATAACAAGATTTATTTAGAGCCTGGAATTGTTAAAGCGTTCCAATTATTTAGTAAAAGAATTTTTAATAAGGCAGGAATTAATGAAAATGATTAAACGATTAATTTGCTTAATTTTGGGACATTCAACCGATTGGGATGAATACAACTTGCGCATTGAAAAAGAACAGCACTATGCGGCGGCAGGGACAGTTTATTGTAAACGGTGTCAAAAATATAACAAATATTTATAAGGATATAAATTGTCTAAAGGATTATATACTGAATGGCTCCAGGATGAGCGGTACACCTGGCGTAAAGAAATGGAACAGGGGACATGGATTGAGCCGGATATATTACAACAGTACCGCGCTAATAGAGATTCAAGCCTATGGCGCGCTACCAGGCAGGTTGAAAAGCTTTGCGAATACATTTTATTTTTAGAAGGAACTAAGACATGACAGTTGAATACCACACAGCGCATTTTGTAGTCGGTGAATCAGATCCACAACAACAGCCGCAAAAAGCCCTATCTGATATTGTTTTCATGGTTAAAGAGCGTTTAGCTGATGCCCTGGACAACAAAGAGGTTGGACTTGCCGGCACTCACCCCAGAGTCATTATTTCGATGGTTGTAACCAATATCCTAGTTAATTTGCTATTCCATTCAATTGCAGTGAACGACATTACAAAACGCATGGAAATGGTGCAAAGTAGCCTTGATGAAATAAGTGAAATGACAATGCAATTATGGAAGTCACTTGAAACCAATAGAGCCGATACAAAAACAGCTCATTAATTAGAGGTAGTCATGACAGAAGAAATAATGATAACTTTAAACACCGAAAAGCTGGCTTCATTGCTGCGGTCAAACATTTCATGCCATATGAATAAGCCACTTACCCAGGAGCTTATTGATACACTCACACAACAAATAGTTGAATCGATTGATTTTTTCTTGAACAAATCAGATGAAAATTTATAGTTTAAGATATGAATTTCGGAATTTTACAGGTACTATAATCAGGAAGTTTAAAGGCTTCCTGCCTTTACTGCTTCGACAATAATAAGGTTTGAATCTGTCCGCCAAGATTGCATTCAAACTGTACTAACAATAACAATAACAAAAAACTTAGAAGGCTTTGGCTTACTTCTAACTCAGTTGGGCTTTTTAACATCCGTAAAGCTTCAACCAACGAAAGGATTATACTATGGAACATGCATTCAATACAAATGTTGCGAAAGAATTTGATGTATATACAGCAATATTATTAAACAATTTCCGTTTCTGGACACTTACTAACTTAGCTAATAACAATAATATTCATGACGGATTATGCTGGACTTATAATACCGTCCAAGCTTTTGGCGATATTTTCCCTTATTGGACGCGACACCAACTGGAACATCTACTCACCAAATGCGAAAAAGCGGGACTCATAGTTTCAGATAATTATAACTCACATAAATATGACCGCAAAAAATGGTATGCCCTCACTGCCAAAGCGTATAAATTTTTCCCAGAACTCCAGCAAGAACACTTTATTGAACGGTTATGGGATAGCATTTCTGAAAAAACCGAAATGGCTAAACTCCATCCGACCATCTCTGAATTACCCGAGCGACATTTCGGGAAATTCCGAGAGGCTTTTCTGCAAAACCCGAAACCTATAGCAGATATAAACACAGATGAAAAACCAGATGATCAGGATCACGATGAAAACCAAGATTCTAATAATCAAAAATCAACAGCCCCTAAAAAAGAAAAATCATCCACGTTCGACATAAAAGCAATGTTAGGAAATAACCCTCATGAAATACCTGAACCCATGATTAACGATTGGCTCGATGTACGGAAAACCAAAAAGAATAAAGTAACGCCTACGGCCTGGAATCGAATTAATAAAATATTGGTTGAGGTTAAAGAGCAAACGGGCATATCACCAACCGAAGCATTTGAAACAATGGTAGCTAGTGGTTGGCAGTCTTTGGAATTGAAATACTTTGTTAGAGATAATGGGGCATCAAAGAAGCCTGTTGATGATTTCCCGTTCTATCAATAAAAAGGCTAGAGAATGCAAGCTAAAGAAGTTTCACAGCAATTGGCACAGCGTGCCGAAGATATAGCCCGAAGATTGTACCCTGATGGAAAGCGACACGGTTCTGAATGGTGTGTTGGTAGTATTGACGGTGAAGAGGGTAAGTCCCTTAAGATTCATTTGAAAGGCAATAAGGCTGGTGTATGGTCTGATTTTGCAACGGGTGACGGTGGGGACTTACTGGATTTGTGGGCTAGAAGAAATAATTTAACCATTGGAGAAGCATTAAAACAGGCGTGTGAGCATTTAGGCATTAAGAGACCGCATTTTGAATTTCATAAGCCGAAGCAGTTTTCAAAGCCTAAACGACAAGAGTTTAATTTATTACCAGAAATGGCAACGGTAGCTAGTTACCTAATGGAAAACCGTAAGTTAACAATGGAAACCATTAATGCGTTTAAGGTGACTCAGACTGGACAAAAGATTGTTTTTCCTTATATCCGTGAAGGACAGGCAATCTTTATCAAGTACATGGGCTTGAATCGTCCAGACGGTAAAAAGGATATAAGCGTTGAACCCAATTGTGAACCGTGTTTGTTCGGATGGCATTTAGTCCCAAAGAACGCCAGGAGCATTACCCTGTGTGAAGGCGAAATTGATGCTATGTCGCTTTCTCAGATGGGGATTGTGGCTTTGTCTGTTCCATTCGGTGCGGGCGGTGGCAATAAGCACGCCTGGTTTGAATATGAATTTGATAGGCTTGCGGTGTTCGATGAAATATTTATTTGCATGGATAATGACGTTGAAGGCCAGATTGCAACCCGTGAGATTGTAGGCCGTTTAGGTGCTCACCGTTGCCGTGTGGTTGAATTGCCATTGAAAGACCCTAACGAATGTTTACAAAATGGCTTTACCCATGAATTGATTAAGCCTTATTTCAATGAGTCGGTGAGTTTAGACCCAGAAGAGCTTAAGAAATTGGGGTTCTTTGAAGATTCCGTTATGACAGAACTATATCCCGTTGATGGCTTAATTTTAGGCTACGAATCACCCTGGCAGAAAACTAGGGATAAGATTCTGTTTAGACCGTCTGAGCTATCCGTTTGGAGTGGAATCAATGGGCATGGTAAAAGCCAGTTCTTAGGCCAGGTAATGCTTGGTATGATGAACCAGGGAGCAAAGGTCTGTATGGTGAGCCTTGAATTAAAACCCAGTAAATTGATTGCCCGCTTAATTAAACAAGCCTCAGCACGATTTGACCCAAATCCTGAATATACGAAATATATAATCAACCACTATAATGACAATATGTGGCTGTTCAATGTGCTAGGCAATGCTAAATCAAATCGATTGCTTGAGGTGTTTAAGTACGCAAGGCAACGTTATGGGATTGATGTATTTGTGATTGACTCATTCATGATGATGGACATAGCCGAAGATGATTATAAGGCTCAAAAGTCTTTTATGGAAAAGCTGTGCGAGTTTAAAAACCAGTATGATTGCCATGTTCACATTGTAGTTCATCCCAGAAAAGGTGCTGATGAATCAAGCGCACCGAACAAGATGGATTATAAGGGAACGGGTGCAATCAGTGATTTAGCCGATAATTGTTTTTCAATTTGGCGTAATAAAGCTAAGGAAAAAGCAGTACAGAAACAGAATGAAGGCTATTCATTAACGGATAAGGAATTTGCTAGTTTAGATAAACCCGATTGTTTATGGTTTTGTGATAAGCAACGGCATGGCGATTGGGAAGGAAGCCTATCATTTTGGTTTAATGTACCGACCTATCAATACTTAGAAAGCGAAGGCAGGAAGCCTAAGCCCTTTGTGAACTATTCATGTCTCAAAAATTAACGGATAAAGCCTGTAAAGCAATCATTGTTCGGGTAGCTAAAAAGCTTAATGTGGAAGCTAAGCTAATTACTACCCGATTAATGGACGAACAAGACAAAGAGGACATGAGAAACGGGCTTATCAGTATTGAGGCTTTGGATTGTCATGTAGCCGTTTGGAAACAAAATGGATTATGTGATTATGCTCATGGTAAAGATGTTCCCCTAGCTATTGAAAAAGCCAGGGGTATTATTTAAGCAACTAAGAATTGTTGCAATTGGGATAATAAAACTTGTTCATTCTCATGAGAGAACTTCTTTTTTCGCCTTCCAAGTAAAATATTTACTGTAAGCTTTCCATCAATAGTTGCCACGTTAATGGCACATTTTTTATTCTTATCAAGAATGCGCCACAGTGTAGGCAAAAGATTTTTGATTAAGTCCATTTTAACCTTCTCCATTTTCAAGTAAATCAATATGCCCAATTGCTGCGAATCGTGCTTCTTGTTCTGTATCAAACCATTCCTCTGATTCTATTATTCCATCATCATACGGAGGACAGCCACCCGTATGAATCTCATAAACATAACCTAACGTAGCTGTATCTTTCATTACAATAGCTTTCTTAATTTCAAATTTGTAATGACTGTATTGTTCAATCATGCTGCTTCCTCATCACGCCATAAATCATATTCATAATCACAACGCTCATCAAAAGCTTGTTCGCATTGTTCGCATGTTCCACAACTACTATTGCACTCCATTTCATCACCGTGCCAGCCGTCCATCATTCCGCGATAATTCATGCTGCAACCTCCATGTTTAGTTCAATCAATTGCTTGAATTTAGGAATCATTCCTATGAGCGCGTCTAAATCTTCACTTCTTTTGTTGATTAAATCATTGACCCACACGCAATACTCTGTTGATTCTTCATTAGAGCTTGAATGTTGCCAAATGCTGATACTTAAGTTTGCTGATTTACTGGCAGTAGTGCGAGCCCATTTTACAAAGTCACGCAATAGATTGATTTTTTCGCTGTTCATAGTATTTCCTTTATCTCTGGTTAAAAGTTCTATCTTTGGTTAAAGTTGTTATCTATGCTGGTTGAGGCTGTGGATTTGAACCACATTCTTACGTTTAAATATCCGTCGATAAGTCGTAAAGGTATCCCACTACTCTCGAACCCCATTAATTTTAATATATTCCTAGCTTGTAATTATCATGAGTTTCTTTTTCGCCTTGTACATATCCTCTTGTGTATTCCTGCTTTAGTAATTGCTCTATTTCGTAGATGGAACTAGCTTTACCTGTTTTATACCACTGCGTTAACACTTTGGTTATTTCTTTTATATAATTCTCATATTCTGTAAATGAATCATTTTCTTTAATTTTAATTCCAAGCCGTAAAATATACTCAGCTGATTCACTAATATTCATTTTAATAAACTCCAACAACAGTTCGTTTAACACCATATTCATTTGTTTCAAAACCAACAGGTTTTTTATCAAAATTAAATCCAAATAATTTGCCCGTTTTCCAGATTGTTACAAAGTTAATATTGTTCAGCTCTTTAATTTGGATAGCTCTTGTAATTGTTTCGTTTAAGTTTTTCATCATTTTATTCTCTCTGGTTAAAGTTGTTTATCTCTGCTTGATGTAGTCATTATGCCTAGTTCGTTACACATAGTCAAGCATTATATGCAAAAAATATTAATTCATACTTTATGCCATGCAATCAGTGTGCTATTCTCTTCACAACAAATACGCAAAGGACGGCTTATAATGAAGTTATGTATCAGATGTGGAGACACAGGAAAGTATTTAGGTAATGGAATGATGATGGCTGATTGCGAGCTTTGTGATGATTCAAAAGCCCCGCCAATTGCTAATATTGACCGTAAAAGCAAATCATATCAAACAGCAATAAAAGAAATAATGTCACTCAATCCAGAGATAACCCGCGCAGAAGCCGTTAAGATATTTGACAAGGCATATGAAAAAGCATGAGGTGAATCATGGCAGGGAAGAAAAAAGCACAGGAAGTGCAAGAGCCTAAGTTGACAAAGACGAAGGCTAAAGTTGACAAAGAGCCTAAGAAAATGGGGCGGCCAACAAAATATACACCCGCAATGGCAGAGCGTATTTGCGAATTGGTTGCAACATCGGAAATGGGATATAACAGGCTTCATGAACTTTATCCTGATTTACCCGATAGAAGTAATGTGAACTTGTGGCGAAGAAGATATCCTGAGTTTCGCGCTAAATACGCACAAGCCAAATGCGAACAGATTGAATTTATGACAGAAGAGATACTCGAAATCGCTGATGATGGTAAAAATGACTATATGGAGCACTACGACCAGAAAACCGGTTGTGTTAGCTGGCAAGTAAACGGAGAGCACATTCAACGCTCACGGGTACGCATAGACACACGCAAATGGTTAGCGGCAAAGTTAGTTCCTAAAGTATATGGCGAACTGATTAAAGAAGAGCAAAAAGACGACATGCTTGAAGATTCTTTGAAACGTAAGCATGAATTGGATGAGAAGAATAAGAAGGAATTTTGATGCGTTTTGAAGAAGTATTGCCTTTTATGCGTGAAGGTAAAAGAGTACGACACGCACGAATGAAAGAAGGCGAATATTGGATTTGTTGCAATGCTGCTTTCATAGGAACTGAACAGACTTGGCCTACATTAACCAGAGTGTTTAAAAATCCGTTTGATAAGGAAGTCGTTAGTGATGGCGGTAGTTATGCGTGGGGTATAGAGCGCTGGGCTATCATGGACGAGACTTGGGAAGTAGTAGAATGAGCAAAGCAAGTTCCATAAACAAACGCCTAGTTAATGATTATATCCGGCTTCAAAACTGGTTGCTAAGTCGTCAACAAGATGCCGGCCTAGCACTTGATTACAACGATTCAGCCGATGATATGGCAGAGAAGAGCGGATATAAACAAGCTATTAGTGAAACAATCGCTTATATGGGTGAGTTAATGTCTAAATGGCCAGACCTTAACGCGCATAGGAAATATCGAAATGTTGAGGGCAATAATGACAGCAACTAGCGGAACATATGAGCGGTGTACTATTCAACATCATACTTTGAATTACATAATTACCCCGCAAAAAGAAGGTAATCCTGCATGACCACATTTATCTCATGTACCCAAGGTGCAAGGAGTTGAGCAACGGCTATGCCCGCGCTCTTTTTTAAAAGCCCTAAACAACAGGGCTTGGAGCATTATCATTGTTTGGCATGAGGCTTATCAATAAGTCTAAGAAAGCAGAGTGATAGCACTCATTAATGAGTATCAGAATATCCTTAACAACATTAAGGAATTTCTGGAAAAGTTGGTTAGGTTGAAACATTGAAGCCCACATAATCGCTCCTTGCTAGGTGGCTCAATTTAATTATAGTACGGATTTAAATAGATGCAAAAAGTGCGGAGAGTTTTATCGATGAAATTAATATGTGATTACTGCAGTCGTGACTTAAATGAAATCTGGCAAGATAATATGTCGCCCGACCTTTGTGCTGTTATATGTGAAGATTGCTCAGGACATACTGAGAGAGAATTGCAGCGAGATTTAAACGATGAATGACTTCACGAAAGAAGAGCTACAAATTATCCATTTAGATATGACCATTTATGCAGAAAAAACAAAGCTACTTAAAGAGTCACCAAGCCATAAAGCCCTAAGAGATAAAGTTCAACGCATGATTGATAACCATTGCGAGCATAAAGATACCAGAGGTGTTTCAGAAATGGATATGGATTATCGGGCTATATGTTCAGAATGTGGGGTTATGGTATGAATGACTTCACGAAACAAGAGCTTCGCGAGATTAAGTCTTGTGTTTATTTTGAAGGCTGGAAACCCGATGGCTTAGAAAATGCTAATCAACATTTGATCGATAAAATACAGTCCATGATTGATAACTATTGCGAGCATGATTGGGATTATGGATGCAGGGCTTCATATAGATGCCGCTCTTGCGGGGAGTTAAAAGATGAATGACTTCTCAAGAACAGAGCTAGGTGAACTAAGACGCTGTTTAACTTATATGATTAAAGGCGGTACAACACCTTATTCATGCGCAACAATTGCATTGAATAAGAAACTAAGGGAAATGTACGAACGCTATTGCGATCACAATAAACCATATACAAAGCTTGGAATCACTGTTTGCTTAGATTGCAATCAAGTTATTAAAAATCCAAATGGGATTGATTTAAATGAATGACTTCACGAAAGAAGAGCTTATTAAAATTTATAATTTTATTGAGCGCAATAAACAAGACTCTTATGACGATATGCAATTTAAAATTATTGAAGACAAACTCCAATCCATGATTGATAACTACTGCGAAATAAAGACGCCAACAATGGCTAGTTACTGTTGCAAAAAATGCAATGAAGAATGGCATCAATGCGAATGTAAGGAAACAAAATGATAGGTCACATATTTAAATACCCAATCCCAGATATTGGTAAGGTAGTAGAGATTGAACTACCAGAAGGCTACGCGATTTGTGATATCAACCAGCAAGGCGGCGACTTGTTTTTATGGGCTATGGTCGATACTCATGCGCCACTGGAGACAATCAAGTTTGTTGTTCATGGCACAGGATGGAAAATAGATGATGCTGAGAATCTCTTTTTCTTGCAAACAGTCCATATGCCTAGCGGGTTGGTGTGGCATGTGTTTACGGTTATAGAAGAGGATTTATGAGTATTAATTACCTTGAAAAGATAACGGAAATTTATTGTTTTGTTTCCATTGATGAAGGCGGTGAAGGTGTTATTGGGCAGCAATTTGATATGCCAAATGGCAAAACATTTCTGCCTTTTGTTTGTGCCGATAAAGCACGAATGGAAAGCTTGAAGCCTTTGGCAAAACTAATATCTCAAGAAACAGGGCAGAAAATAAAATTAATACGGATGACTCACCGTGAAGAATTAGAAGATATTAGTTAAAGTGTACTTGAACTAAAATACCAATTTAGTTTGAATTGGTAGCAAATTAGTAATAAGGATGGAAAATGGATATAAATCAACAGTTGGTAGAGCGAACAAACCACATGGCGTTAATCCTTGGTATTGCCATGGGTGGAATGTCGGAGTTGATTAACTCAGAGGGAATGCCCGAACCACATAAGGACAGGCTTACCGAGTTATTCAATTTAATTAGTAATGGCGTTAAAGGAATGTATGACAATGAGCACCAACAGCAATTACCAGGTACTACCAACTTTGACAAAACCAATCAAGCATTGGACTAATGGCGTATTGTTTGAAGAGGAAGCACAGAAGCAATTAATACAATTAGTGCAACTTCCATTCATCCATAAACATATTGCGGTAATGCCTGATGTACACGCCGGCAAAGGTTCTACCATTGGGACAATCCTTGCGACAAAGAAAGCGGTAATTCCTGCCGCCGTTGGTGTCGATTTAGGTTGCGGGATGATGGCCTGTGAGACTGATTTAAAAGCGTCTGATTTGCCGGATAACTTGTTTGAACTGCGTTGTATGATTGAACAAATGATTCCGCATGGCTCAAACCCTAAGAACTCGCGCATTGGCTCATGGGGTGATTGCCCTCCTGATTTAGTCACTAAAGCCTGGGAAACGCTTGATTTTGGGTTTCATGCCATTTGTGATAAATACCCACGAATAAAGAATTCCAACAACATTAAACACCTAGGAACTTTGGGCGGCGGGAATCATTTCGTTGAAATTTGCTTAGATGAACATGACACAGTTTGGTTTATGCTTCACTCAGGCTCGCGCGGTGTTGGCAATCTCATTGGTCGAACCTTCATAGAGCTTGCAAAGAAAGACATGGAGCGGTATTTCATCAACTTACCTGATAAAGATATGGCTTATTTGCCCGATGGAAGCCCACATTTCATAGATTACTTAAGGGCGGTTAACTGGGCGCAGCGATTCGCTTACCAAAACAGAGTCGTGATGATGTGTCACTTGGTTGGTGCGGTGAAGGCTACACTAAACAGAGAGTTCGAGACCCAGGTTAAAGCAATCAATTGCCATCACAACTACATAAGCCATGAAGAACACTTCGGTGAAAAGGTGATTGTGACACGCAAGGGCGCAGTATCAGCCAAACTTGATGAATGGGGCATTATCCCTGGTAGTATGGGTGCTAAGTCGTTCATCGTGAAAGGCTTGGGCAATCCTGATAGCTTTCATAGCTGTAGTCATGGTGCTGGCCGTGTTATGTCACGTACAGCCGCTAAGAAATTAATATCACTTGAAGAGCATGAACAAGCGTTAATGAATGTTGAATGTAATCGTTCTGAATCAACTTTAGATGAAACGCCAGCAGCCTATAAGGATATTGATAAGGTAATGCAAGCACAATCTGATTTAGTAGAGATTATGTTTACATTGAAACAAGTATTGTGTGTTAAGGGATGATAATGAATTTAATTAAAGATTATGAACAGCTTAGTGAAATGCAAATGACGCAAATCCAATTCGTCAAAGAGCAAACCAACGCTTTATGGAATCAAATGAATGATAGCCTGGTTGCATTAAGCCCACGAGAATTAGCATTAGCAAAAACCAATCTTGAGCAAGCGGCTATGTGGTACACCAAAAGTATTATCACTGAGAATCAGAAAGGATAATATATGAATCAGCCTTGGGAATGTCCACGCTGCAACCGAATCAATGCGCCATTTACTCCTAGTTGTTTTTGCAACAAGGATTATAAAAGCATGTTAAAGGATGGCGGTTCAGTGCCATTCAAGCCTGTTAATGTATGCCCAGAGTGCAAAGGGTTTCATTGGATGGGGCAAAGTTGCTTGACTTTATAAGGGATGAAATGAGTTTTATTAAAATAGCAATAATGATAATCCTTGGCGTGGTCTGTTCTCATTGTTATATGGCAATGTTTTCAGCTAAAACCTCTTTCATAGCTGAGTTTTACTTCACGGCTGGTTCATTAAGCTTGGCTGGCGTCTTAGCAATGATACTGGGGGAATAATCATGATGAAATGCTGGCTAAAGGGACACAACATCATTATTGAATATGGTATTTGGGACATGATAAAAGAAACACGGCATAAACGCATAATGGTTCAACATAAAGGCGGCTATTGCAATGAGTGTTCCAAATACATTAAGAAAATTAGACGCAGGGATAAAGTGTCATGAGTTACTTAGATAAAACATTTTGCGCAAGTCCTCGATGCCAAAATCAATGCGGCAGGAGAATGACAGACCTTGAACGAGATAGGCTAACATATCTTAATTATGAACAAGTAAGTTATGGTTATTTTTGCGGTGAAGAGGAAAGGCGAGTTCCTATAAACCTTAAGTCATTACGAATGGAAAACATATCTGAGGCAGAATTCAAGAAAATGTACGCACAAGAACCAAAGCCAATCGATGAAAGAAATAGCTAAAATGCGGATAGGGCTTATCAAAGAAGTACGAAAGTTAATCAAATTCTTTGAGGAAATGGAAAAGGGCATCAAGAGCCGTGACCCTGGGAAAATATATCCGGCTTATGTTTACATTAGTACACTTGCTCACCACATGAGTGAAGGCGATTTAACGCCATTAAGCATTCAATTGAAGCAAGCATTATTACATGATGAGCATAAAAGAGAGTCTGAATATGAACAAAAAAGATAGCCAATTAGGCATGAGTCATGGCAAAGCGAGCGCAATTCTTTTAAGGGATATATTGTTTAATTTTATTGCTAAAGACAATGTAAAATGTTTCCATTGCAAAAATGACTTAACAAGAGATGATTTTACTATAGAACATATTATCCCTTGGCTTGATTCAAATATGGCGAATGAGTTGTTTTTTGATATGAATAACATTACCTTTGCTCATAAGAAATGTAATTATTCGATAAGAAGAATTTATAATAAAAAATCAATAGAAGAAAAAAGGGCGCATTGGGCTGATTATAAAAGAAAAACATATTGTCCAATAAAAAGAAAAGAAAAATTTATTAGCAAAGGTTATTAATTAACGACAAAGAACTCAATCAGCCATGGCCATGGTTGAGAGGCCAATTATCCGGCCATAGTGGATAATCTGCAATGGTGGGCAGTAATAGGCATCGGAGCGGGTGAAAGCCCCGCATTTATATAACAATAAGGATGGAACTTATGAAAGTGGAAATTACAGGCGAAAAATTACATGAGCTTTTAGAATCATTGCCGCAAGAAGCAAGAAAAGCCTTTGAAGGAATAATCATGAAATCAGCTTCTAAAGCCCCTATGGAAGCGATTAAATTCTGGTTAAACCATTATGAAGATACAGACCCTATTGACACTATAATCGCAAGAACGGTTGCTTCGGTAATCAGCGAAATAGGGACAGGAATTCATGACGACATGAGACAATCAAGAAAATCAGGAAAGAAAGAGTATAGCGTTAAGCAAGCAATGATTTGCGCTGTTGAAAAGTTAAGAATGATTGCGAATCAATTCCAGTCTCATATCGATGATGATGTATGTGGAAGTTGTACCGACCAAAAGCATTAATCTATTGGGCTATGGTGTAATGGTAACACAATAGGTTTTGATCCTATTGCCCCAAGTTCGATTCTTGGTAGCCCTACCATATTGAGGAAGCAATGAAAGAAAGAATCGGTACAATGACAGAGCGAGAAGAAGCTTTGAAAGAAGTGATGGTCTCAGCAATGGACACTTTCATAAAAGAACATGGTAGCTTAGACCGCAGCGAATTTATGGCGGTCTATAGCTTTCTAGCTCGAATATTATTCACTGTACAAACACCCATTAAAGACGTTGATGCGCAATGCGTTGAGATTGATGCATTTTGTGATTTTTTAAAGGGCGTAGCACGTAAGGCGATAACGTGAAAAGCAAATACAGGAAGTTAGACGCACTCTATGGACAGATACCCGAAATTGAATGTTTAGGGTTTTGCCATGAATCATGTACCATCGTGCCGGCCGCTAAGATTGAGATTAAACGAGCAAAAGAACGTATGGGCGGTAAAAACCCATTCAATCCAGCCGCAGCAATGAAGAAATTACAGGCAGGAAAGAACAAAATACCCAGTTGTTCGGCATTAAAAGAGGGTAAATGCTCCATTTATACCGCAAGACCTGCTATATGTAGATTATATGGAGTAGCAGAAGGGCTTAACTGTCCCTTTGGCTGTAAACCGAAAAAGACCCTAAGTAGGCAGGAAGCCTTCGATATTGTAAGGAAAACAGAAGCCTTATGACGGAAACCGCTGACAAGGAACAGTTGGCATCAGAACTCAGATCAAGCTTGATAGAATTTACAAAGTTCTTCTATCCTTTGTTGACTGGCCGACAATTTATCATATCTCAGCCTATAGGCCGTGAATCTCATCACATTACGATTTGCCGTGCTTTAACCAGTGTTGCACGCCTGGAAATACCCGACCATCGATTATTAGTGAATGTAAGCCCAGGTTCGGGCAAATCGACCATGCTTGCAATGTGGGTAGCTTGGACGCTGGCAAAGTTCCCTGATTCCCGATTCCTATATATTTCTTATTCAAAGGTACTCGCAGCAAAACATACAGAAACCATTAAGCGCATAATGCAATTGGCGCATTATGTTTATTTATTTGAGGTAAGGATAAGGCATGACTCAAAAGCTAGAGAATACTTTCAAACAACAGGCGGCGGAGCTGTTGCAGCATTTGGAAGCGGTGGTGCAATTACTGGGCAAGACGCTGGATTGCCGGGACTGGACAGATTTACAGGGGCAGTTATCATTGACGATGCGCACAAGCCCGATGAAGTCCACTCTGACACTATCAGACAATCAGTTATCGATAATTATCGAGAGACTATCCAGCAAAGAGCACGGGGTATCAACGTCCCCTACATTTTCATTGGACAACGACTCCACGAAGATGACCTCGCGGCCTATCTGTTAGCTGGTAAAGACGGTTATAAATGGACTACAGTTATTCTCAAGAGTATCGATGAAGCAGGAAATGCGCTTTATCCCGAAGTAAATACCAAAGAATCATTGCTTATCAAGCAAGAACGCGACCCTTATGTTTATTCCTCACAGTATCAACAAGAGCCAATACCAGCGGGCGGTGCTCTGTTTAAACCTGAATGGTTTGTCATGCTCGAAGAAGAACCAGAAATACTTTATAGCTTTATCACAGGTGATACCGCTGAAACCGCTAAAAGCTATAATGATGCCACTGCGTTTTCATTCTGGGGTATCTATGAGATAGAATCTTATGGTGTAAAAACTGGCCAATATGGGCTACACTGGATAGATACATTAGAGTGTAGAATTGAACCTAAAGATTTAAAAAGCACGTTCCTGGATTACTGGCAACAATGCATGAGATACAAGAAGCCGCCGCAGATGGTAGCCATTGAGAAAAAATCCACTGGGGGAACTTTATTGAGCTTATTGGACGAGATAAGAACTATAAAATTAATGGATATACCGCGAACCAGGGAACAGGGAAGCAAAACTAAGCGATTCCTGGAAGTTCAGCCTTATATTGCCGAAAGAAGAATTTCATTTCCAGCCTACGGGCGACATGTGAAGGCTTGTTTGGAGCATATGAGCAAAATCACCGCAAACGAAACTCACCGATGGGATGACATAGCCGACACCGCAGCCGATGCAATTCGCATAGCGTTAATCGAAAAAACAATTATTGCTTCACAAATAAATACAGTAGATTATTCAGAAATGGCTAAGAACATGATGGGAACGAGTAATAAAATTAACCGTTTAAAGCAAAGTGCTTATACACGATAATTAATTGCGATACAATTAAAAATCGAAAGGGAAAGGATTTCTCTACAAGGAGCTACAATAATGAAGGATGTAGCAAAACGCTATCAAGATAATCTTGCGCGCATTCAAAAGAAAGTACGCAATGCGCATGATTATTTCAAAGATAACTATGACCGCTATAATGAATTCCGCAGATTCGTGTTTGATACCTCTTTGAAAGAGGATGAAATCACGCTTCTGATGACTATGAATCGTCCGCAACTCGAATTTAACGTGTTAGAAGCATATATTAGCAGACTTCTAGGCGAATTTTCAAAGCAAGAACCTGATATTGCGGTTAGTGCTTATGATGAGGACAAAGCCGATCCTATCACAATCAAGGTGGTCGAACAGCATTTAAAGCATGTGTTCATGGATGATAACAATGAGCACACTCGCTATGAAGTGTACAAAGATTTACTTTCAGGTGGATTTAGCACTATGAAAGTATTTACTGAGTACGAACACCCCATGTCGATGAATCAAGTGATTCGTGTTGAGCGTTGTGAACCTACGTTATGCGGCTTTGATAAGCTTGCGCGATTCAGTCACAAAGGTGACGGCCAGTTTTGCTTTCAGTTATTCCCGAAAGATAAAGATGAGTTTGAAGAAGAGCACCCCGACATTCCAGTAAATACCTTAAGTTTTAGAAGAGACTTTGCAGGGTTCAACTGGTCGTATCAAAACGACAACAGCAAAATTATTGTGGTGGCCGATTACTACGAGAAGAAACGGAAAGAGGAAAGCATTGTTGAAGTACGTGACATGGGCGTAATGACCATGACCAAATACCGAAAAATGCTTGAAACCTGGAATGATATAACCGTTCCCCCTACAATGATCGGGAAACCACGAAAAACATTAATCGATAGAATTAATCGATACCGATGTATTGAAAATCAAGTAATCGAATATGAAGAAACCGACTTTACCCATTTACCCTTAGTCTTTATCGATGGCCATTCGTTAATGATTAAGACCCCGAAGAATGGCAATATCAGACAGGTGACAAGACCTTATGTGTATCATGCTAAAGGTGCGCAACGCCTTAAAAACTATGCGGGTATATCTCTGGCGAATGAGATCGAGAACACAGTTCAGCATAAATTTATGGTGGCAAAAGAGGCTTTGCCTAAAGAAGAAGATTTCCTCGCTGCTTATAAGAATACACAGAAAGAGTCTGTGCTTGTTTATAATTCTGTTCACGAATCCAATCCTGACTTGCCAATTTCTAACCCAATCCGCGAAATCCAGCGTGTACCGTGTCCGCCTGAAATTGCACAAGCTTTTACAGGGGCTGATTCTCTTATACAAAACGTACTCGGTTCGTATGACGCTAGTCTCGGGATTAACAATAATCAACTTAGTGGTGTGGCCATCGTGGAAGCTGCTAGCCAGTCTAATGCTACCGCTATGCCTTATATTATTGGCTGCTTACAGGGTTTCCAAAGAGTAGCGGAAATCTACGTTGATTTAATGCCGAAATACTTCACAACACCGCGAACCTTGCCCATATTGGATGAAAAAGGGAAGCGTCATTTCGTTAAAATCAATCAACCAGACGGATTACCAATGGATTTTGATACTCATGTGTTAAATGTGAGTCTTAAAGCCGGCGCAAGCTTCCAGGTTCAGAAGAACAGAACAATCTTGATGGTCAAAGAAATCATGGGCATGTCGCCTTTATTTGGACAATTCATGGCAGAAAAAGGCTTGAACTTTATCCTAGATAACATGGAAGGTAAGGGCATTGAAGAGCTTAAAGATTTAACTGATGAATGGTTGCAGCAATATCAACAGGAAAAACAAGCCGCTATGCAAGCACAGCAACAAAATCCAGCGGCCATGAAAGCACAAATAGACATGAAGAAAATGGAAATGCAAAACCAGCAAAGCCAACAGAAGAACATGATTGATATGGCCAAGCTAAAACAAGAACAAGATAAATTGATGGCTAATTTACATTTAGGGCAACAATCCTCACATGTACAGCTTGTTAAAGCACAAACAGAACGCTACGCAAAACATGTTGACCTTGAGATTAAAAAGTTCGACATGAAGCACCGACACATTAAGGAAGCCTTAGAGACTCATCATAAACTAAGACAGAAGCCAGAAGGAAGCAGAGCCAATGCGCACTAGAACATTAGTTACAATAGGCAAGCCAATTGAAAAGGATGAATGGGTTCTATGTGTAAGCAATAAGTCAAAGCGATTCGTTATACCCTGCGCACCGGTTGAATGGAATGTACCTTGTTATGGTAAAGAGTTGCACCATGACGAAATTAAAGAGTTAATAGGGTTTTTACAACAATCATTAGAGGAAGGAAATCATGAGCAAAGTAACTTGGAATGATCTACATAACGCCACATTCAAAGAGCTTAAAAAAACCTATAAGCTGAATGATAGGCAACTTGAAAACCAAGTGCGTAAGCATATGGATGGTGCGAACAATGAACAACGCCGCGGTCTATATCAAACCGTATGGACTAAGAAATGAGTGATCTAGAACAACGGCTTGATGCCGTTTGCGAGTCAATGGAATCTGCGCAAAATGAGTTTAATCAGGCTACGCAGTGTTTAGCAGAAGCATTAACGGCAATTCACGAACGATTGGAGCTTATAGAAAAATGGATAATAAATCAAAAAAGTCCGGCAAAAAGCTAGACAGAAACCCTTTCAAGCGACATGAAGAAAAGGTAACTCGCAAAGCGTTTAAATCGGTTGAAAAATCGGTAAAACCTGTTGCCAAAGATACCAATAAAACACGCCGCAATTACCCTAAACCAACGGCAAAGAGATAATGAGCAAAACGGAATTTAATATTGATGGGAAAATTATTTTCCCTAAGAAAAACAAAATCAAAGACCCTATGGACGATAGGAAATCATATGCAACCTTCTTTAATTGGCGTTTGAGGCAATTGGATATAGAACTCGAACGCAAATTGCCCAATGAGTTTAAAGGAAGTATATTGAGATACAACCATCGGAACACGGGTGGATTTGGTTTGTTGGATGACAATCTATATAATCATTATTAACCATAAAAATAGGGATATTATTATGAATCACAAATGCAAAGGCGGTATGATCGACAATCGCAAAGTAAGCGATACTCATCAAGGCGGAATCGAGCGTAAAATACAACGCAAACATGATCGCAATGATGTTGCAGGACATAACGGCAAAATGGGACAAAATGTTCCTAGCTTGTCAAATTGGAAAAGAGGCGACTCTTTAACCCCACGCAAAGCATAATATAAGGACATATGATGCCAACAATATACCAATTGCCCACTCAAGTTCCTGGCATGGTTGATGTGCTTCCAAACCAGAAATTTGCTGTTTTCGGTGATGACTTAACGGCGGTAACGACTGCCGGTTATTTAAACCAGGCCGCGCTTGAATCAAATCCATTGTCTAACAATGATATTATCCAGGCTCTTTATTCTTATAACCAACAGAGCAAATCCGGTACTTATGGTATTTTTACTGTAAGCATTAGCAATTTAGGGGTAATCACACTTAATGCCTGGGCAAATCCTGGTGAAGTAGTGTTGCCAACAGTAGCTAATGATTTTGCTCAATTTAATAACACAACTGGCCAGTTAATTGATGGTGGAAAATCTGCAAGTAATAATACCAAAACTAAAGTAGTTATGGCTGATGCAGCAACCACATTAAATAACTGGGCAATGTTTACTGATGTTGCTGGAACTATTGGCAATATTTTGAAAGCTAATGGTACAGAAGCGGCAAATGCTGTGACTGCAAGCGGTAAGGCTGGAGTAATTACTACTTCCGCTTTAACTACGGCTGCCGGTGGAAGTTATGCCATTACCTGGACAAACACGCAAATCGCTGCGGCTTCTGCAATTCAATTAACTTTAATGGGTGGCACTAACACCATTAAAAACATTACATTGCAAGCAACTGCGGGCGTGGGTACTTCTACTCTTACCATTTATAATAATGATGGCGTTGCAGCATTAGACGGCACATTATTTATAGCATATCAAGTTGTATAACAGAGCTTGAGGGAAGGTCTGGGGTTTTCCATCCTATAAAATTCCACTTTTACCCAGACCGGAACTCACATAGGCTTTAGATTTTCTTTGAACCAATTATCTACGTTTTCCTCCGTGTAATAAACCTTTCCATTTAATTTATGGTATTGAGGGCTTTTGCCTTCATAGCGCGCTTTACGAAACCAATGAACCGATAATCCATACTTTGCGGATAGCTCTTTTTCGACTAAATATTTAACGCCATCTAATATAAGCATAATTATCCTTAACTAAGTTATAAATATTAATAAAACATAATATTTCATTCACTTACTTTATATAAGTACTAATCTTTACTACCAGTTAATATTCATTCATACAGCTTACTACATTGCATTGTTGCTGGTGAGTTATTTGACTATCTTTGGCATGTGGGAGGGATCATATTCGCAAGGGATTGCGACCCACAACGAGACCCGTGCGATATGCGGGGAATGCTTTATAGCGTGATGGCGTAATAATCCGAGACCTGTTCGTAAGGCAGAGGAATTACCGTGGCGGGGCAATAGCTAGAAGGAATGTTATGGATAATAGTGTTATGGATAATGCGTCTGAAACAAATCAGACTCAGGTACAGGAAACCGTTCAACAGCAACAAGAACGTGTATTTAAGCAATCAGAGTTAAATGACATTGTAGGTCGAGCAAAGCATGACGCCGTTGAAAGCTTTAAAAGGCAACAACAGCAACAAGCCCCGCAATACCAACAACCACATGAAACTCACTCTTCAAGATCACTGTCCGAAGAGGACGTGAAGCGGTTAACAGGTGAAGAGCTAGCCAGACAACGCCAGGCTTGGGAAAAAGATTCTCAAGAAAGAGCGGAAGCCGAAGCAGCGCAACGCATTGTGAACACGTACAAAGAGAAAATTGCGCCTGGGAAAGATAAGTATGAGGATTTTGAGGCCGTCACTAATAATGTCGATATGAGATATTATCCTAACGTCGTTCAATTATTGGCCGACCATGTAGATAATTCACATGACGTATTATATGAACTTGCGAAGAACAGAACAAAACTGTCTCATCTTGAGTTTACGTGCGCTCACAATGCTCCTGATGCCATCTATGAAATTAAGCGTTTGTCTGATTCCATCAAGGCAAATGAGCAAACATCACAGATGAAACATGCCAACTCACCATTATCACAACAACGACCTTCTAACACCGGAACGGATTCAGGTAATTCTTTGTCCCTGCGTGATTTGAAGCGTAAGTATAAAGGCTGAGAATATCCTCTGAATCCTAACTTAATGGATAAAGTTAGGAGTAACTAACATGGCTGTTTTCCCGAATAACATTTTACAACAAGTACAAACCTATCAACGGTCTGGACTTGCTCTATTACAGAACTTATGTTGCCATATTGCAACAGCTAATACAAAATTTAAAGATTTTGATAAAATTCAGGCCAATTTGGGCTCCACAGTGACCTTCGATTTGCCTCCACGTGCAACTACTACTCAAGGTTTAGTCGCTTCTTGGCAACCTGCGGTTCAACGTGTACAACAATTAGTGTGTGACCAAGCGAACAACAGTTCATTCGCTGTGACTTCTCAACAACGTATCTTCAACTTAGAAAAAGGTGAAGAAGATTATATGCGTGTGTTTGGTAAGTCGTTCATTGCTGAACTTGCAACTCAGGTTGAGGGCAACGTAGCACTTAACTGGGCTTCTGCTGTACGCAGTCAATTACCAGGTGCAACCACTCTAAATACTTTTTCAGGACCATATCGTTATTTTGGTAATGGAAACACTGCTTTAACCTCTTATCAGCAATTATCACAGGCTATCATGTTCTTCAAGAACTATGGCTCTGTAGCAGAAGGGATTAAGGTTTACTTGCCTGATACTGTAGTTCCTGCGGTTGTGGGTAACGGTTTAAACCAATTCGTGCCTCATCGTAACGATGAAATTGCCATGTCCTGGGAAATCGGGGATTTCGGTACTCCATTAGTAAGCTACTATCAGTCTAACTTAATGCCTATTCACGTTTCCGGTAACACTGGCGTGAACCAAAGCGTGTTAACTGTTATCAGCACTAACGATCCTACTGGCCAAAACGTCACTCAAATTACTGTTAGTGGTGCTGGCACAAGTGATGCTTCTGCCGTGTTCTCTGGTGACTTATTCCAGTTCCAAGATGGTGTTTCCAATCAACCTAACATGCGTTACTTAACATTCATTGGACACTTCCCCAGTGCTAACCCTGTTCAAGTTAGGATTACTGCTGATGCGGCGTCAAATGCTTCTGGTAACGTGGTATTGAACATTACTCCAGCATTGAACTGGGCTGGTGGACAAAACCAAAACTTGAACAATCCGATTGCGGCTGGAATGCAATTATTGGGCGTTCCTTCTCACCGTTGCGGCGGTATATTAGGCGGTGATGCGTTCTATTTAGCAATGCCTCAATTACCAGAACAAAGTCCTTATGACACTGCGAATGAATATGATGAAGATACCGGCGTATCAATGCGTTTGACTTATGGTTCTCTATTTGGTCAAAACCAAACTGGTATGATTTATGACGAAACGCATGGTTCAGTGATTGTTCCTGAATATTCTATGCGTTACGTGATTCCTTTATCACAAGGATAATCGGTAGGCGGTCGAAAGGCCGCTTTCATATAACAGTTTAGTAAGGACATTAAAATGCCTAATGCACAAGTTCAAAATGATCCGATTTATTCATTGCCTCATTTATACATTGATGGCTTGAATATCTCCATTGCATCGACCACGATTCTTGCCATTGCTCCAGGTCAAGCCCGTGATAGTAATGATAACATTGATATGCCAGTTGGTTTCCCTAACTTGCAAGGTAACAGTGTTCCAGAGGTTCAATTCCAGGGTTATCAACCAGGCTTATTAATTAATGCCGCAACTGTTGGTGCAAATGGCTTAGATGCTGGCGCATTGGCTGCTTCCACGCAATATGCGGTTTACTTAATCGGTGACTCAAGAGGCTATATGCCTGTTGCGGGTATCTTAACCTTAACCAGCAATGTGCTACCTAAATTGCCTCAAGGTTATGATTCTTATCGCTTATTAGGTTTCCAAGCAACCGGCGGAAGTTCTACGTTCGTTTATGCGACTTCTAAGCCTCAAAACATGAAGAACGCATTACAATATATACGCCAACCTGCGGTTTCTGTCTTAGCGGGCGGTAATGCTACGTCATTCACTGCAATTGATTTATCAGCCGGTGTACCGACTACCACTCTTCAAAACATCATTGTTACTCTGTTGGTGACGTTTATTCCTTCGGCTGCAAATGATGTGGTTCGATTCAGACCTACGGGAAGTGCTGCAACTGTTAACGTACCAACAATCACAGGTGTTACGGCGGGGATTGCTCAGTCTCAATACTTGACCATGATTGCCGGCGTAGGTAGTAGCTTGCCAGAAATCGACTATCAAGTGTCTGTTTCCGGTGATGCTGTTTCCGTATCAGTAGTGAGCTGGACAGGAGTTTCAAACAGTGCTTACCCAGCATTAGTATAATACTTAACAGGAGTGAGTAATTATGCCTTATTTAGCTAAAGAATTAGTTACTCGCTCTTGGTTTTTGTCCGGTATCGTTGCCCGAAACCTTCAAGTCCCAACAGGCGATCAGATTTATGACGGCCTGCAAATGCTTAACGATTTACTCAATTTCAAGCAAATAGAAACGGATTTAATCCCCTATTGGACTTATATTGAGCTTCCCCTTGTCGCTGGCCAAGAGTTCTATTTTCTTCCTTATGTAGCAGCAATTGAGTCGGCGACCTTTAATATTGATGTGGTTCGTTATCCAATGGACAACACCACAAGACGCATGTACTACGGTTCAAGCCGTGTTGATAATATTTCAACGCTACCCTTTAACTGGAATTACAATCGCGCGTTAGGTGGCGGAAATATGGCTTTGTACTTCAAGCCAGAATCTGCCTATCCTATGAAAATGATGGTTAAATTATTCTTAGTCGATGTGACTTTAGATATGGATTTAACCAACCTTAGTGAAGTTGTTCCTTATACATTTATAAATAGCAGTAATCAGGGATTAGATACATCTTATATTGAATATTTGCGTTATGCGCTGGCTCAGTACATGTGTTCGGAGTATGGCGTTTTATTTAATCCCGAATCGGAAAAAATATTAACGTCAATGAAACGTAAATTGATGTATGTATCACCTCCTGATTTAACTGTAACAAAAACATCCATATTGTGTTCAGACCAGGCAGGCGGTATAAACTTCGGTGACATCAACCTGGGCAAGGGATGGCGTCCATCCTAGTCCAACTTGACATTTTATGTCGACCAAAGTATAGTGCTTTGAGTTAACATAACTTGGAGAAAAAATGATAGTAAAAATTTGTAAGAAACACGGGGAATTAACGGAGGATTTAGTTTCTAAAGAAAAAAACAAAAACAGCAAGAAGGGTTATCAGCTAAGATGCTTGCAATGCAGACGAGATAAAGACAGAAGATGGAAATTAAATAATCCTGATAAGCATCGTGCTTCTGCAAGTAGAGCGAGAAACGAACAGAGAAAACTTTACAGGGAAGGATTAACAGATGCTGAACCAAGAGTCAATGTGTTAGTCAGGATAGACAGAAAAGAAAATCCAGACAAATACAAGAAATGGTCGAAAGCAATAAGAGAAAGAGAAGGACAAGAAAGAAACACAAAAGAAGTATGTAGAAGACTAAAACTGGATGTAACTGAATATTACACCATGTTAAAAGAACAGAATAATGTTTGTAAGATTTGCGGTAAAGAAGAAACGCGACAATCAAGAACAAAGGGTAAGACGTGTCAACTGGCAATAGACCATTGTCATAAGACGGGTAAAATAAGAGCTTTATTATGTCATTCTTGTAATGTGGGCATTGGAAGTTTTAAAGATAATATCGAATTATTAAAAAAAGCGATAAGCTACTTAGAAGCTCATCAAAATAATTAACACTTTTAGCCAAGGACGGTTAAATACATGGTAGCCAGAGGCCAGAATTTTAAACAAGTGCCATTAAACATTGTAGGCTCAAGTATTTTTGGACGTTATCCCAAAATAAGCATTGAGAAAACCTACAATATGTTTATGTCCGATCAATTCATGGTTCCTTATTCGGGTTATAACATAGGGATTCCAGCCGATCAGTTTTTAAATTCCATAGAAGGACGAGCCGTATTTACTAGCACTAAGTTTGATAACCTTGTCGTGGTACAAGGGAGTGACGTATTTCTAGTAAATATTGTTTATTCGCAAAAGAAAGAAAAAGTTGAGTTTTTCCAAGTGTTCAGGATAGGGCAATTACAGACTCAAACAGGCGTTGTTTATATTGCTGAAAATAATAAACCTCAGATTGGTTTTTCAGATGGAACAGCTTTTTATCTTTATGATCCTACATTAAGCCCGTCTTTTCAAACTGTTCCCTTGGATTTCACGCCAGGTTATTTGACCTTCCATGATACTTATTTCATTCTAGCGGCTTCTAATGATACTTTTTATAGTCCGCCTGCAAATAACACCTGGCGATTATCAGGTCAAAATGATGGCTTGACATGGAAAAGTGACAGTGCAAGCATTGGATTGTTACAAACGAAACCTGATAATGTGAAAGCCGTTGTTCGCTTCCCGTCCAAAGGTAATATGATTTTTGTAATGGGTAGTATCGTCACAGAGGCTTGGTTTGATACAGGCGCGCAATTATTCCCTTATCAAAGGAACAATCAATTTAATATTGACTATGGGTGTTTGCAGCCTGCTACGGTTGCATATATGGATGAAATTGTCGTTTGGTTGGCACAAAATGAGAAAAGCGGTCCAATTATTGTATATTCTGATGGTGGAATGCCCAAAAAAATCACTACGGATGGTATCGACTACTTTTTTTCCACGCTTGACAATCCGGAAGACTCACAAGCTTTCCTGTATAGACAAGATGGTCATTTGTTTTATCATATTAACTTCTATACTGATAACTTATCCCTTTTTTATGATTTCAACACTGAGAAGTTCTATCACGCTTGCGATCAAAACCTTAATTACTTCATAGCCTCAGAAGTTGCTTTTTTCAAAAATCAGTACTATTTCATTACTAAAAACAACGGCAATTTATTTGTTTTTGATACCAGTATCACCACTTATGAAGACGTGGACAGTTTAAATAATCGTGAAATTCATGAAATACCACGCATAAGAACATGCGCTAATGTAAGAGTTCCAGATCAGAATTATCAAATCATTAATGATATTGGATTCACCATTGAATCAGGCGAAACGGATTACCAACAACAAAGTTTAGGCGAAATAATTTTTATCACTCAAGATGGAAATTATTTGTCAACCCAAGGTGATTTTATCGGTTTAAATTATCAAGATGATAATGAAATGATATCTCAAGATGGTATGTATTTTGTGACGCAACAAACTGATTCAGGGAGTACTGCTTTATTGATTTCCCAGCAAGAGGCTAATACAGGAACAAGCGATTTATCATTGCCTCATGTGGATATATCTATATCAACAGACGGTGGCGCATCATTTGGTAATGAATGGGCTTATTATTTGCCTCCGATTGGGCATAGGAAAAACCGCTTGATGTGGTGGCAAATTGGTATAGCGAATGACTTTGTACCGCAATTTAAGTTTTGGGGCATGGGGCGTTTCGTGGCAACGGATGGGATTGTAAACACAAGGAAATAATATGGCCGTTTCAAGGACGATACCACAATCGATTTTTCCCGATTTACCCAGGGAAGTTCCAACGGTAGATAAAAACGGCAATTTTAGCCCTTTGTGGAGTTTGGGTATTGCTTCTTTATTCCAGGCATTACAGGAAAATTTTAAGAATGAGGGTATTTTATTCCCTCGATTAACGGCGCAAAATCTTACTGATATTCAGGCAATTTACGCACCTTATATTGGTTTCCCGTTGCCTCAAAATATCCCTGATATCAGCGGCCAAACGGTGTTTGATACAACCAATAGAGTATCGAAACAATTTGTTATAACGTATGATGGGGCTGTACCTCCTAACATTGTAACGGCGGTATGGAGACAGTTTGTTTACCTATGATTCAAGGATGAATTATGAGCTGGTTTAGTAATATGTTTGGGGGCAAGAACCCCGCCAATTCGGCAATGCCTTATCTTAATCAGATACCAGGGCAGACCCAACAATACCAACAACCTTATTTTGATGCCGGTAAAAGTCAAATTCCTGGTTTGCAAGACCAATACAGCCAATTGATGAATGATCCAGGCGGCAAGATGAATAAAATCGGGGAAGGATTCCAAGAATCACCTGGTTTTAAATTCGCTATGCAACAAGCCATGCAAGGCGGCGGACATGCTGCGGCGGCTGGTGGTATGGCCGGTTCACCTCAACATGAACAACAAAACATGCAAATGGCAACCGACCTGGGCAATCAAGAATATAACAATTGGATGAAAAACGCGCTTGGCATGTATGGCCAAGGTCTCCAGGGTTCGCAAGGAATGGCAAACCAGGGACAACAAGCAGGACAAAGCATGGCGGATATGATAGCCCAAACTTTAGCCCAGCAAGCGAATTTATCATTCCAGGGACAAAGCCAACAGAATCAAAACCAAAGTGATTTCTTTGGTAATTTAATTAAAGGCGGTGGCTCTTTAGCCGCATTTAATCCCTACGGTATGTTTGGGAATATCTAAGGAATTATTATGACCTTTTCATTTACAAATTATGCGGCCATCAAACCAAGACACTCACCTTTAAATGATATTATTGGTAAGGCTTTGAGCGGCTATAATGAAGTAACTAAGTCAAAATACTTAAAGCCTTCACTCGAAGCGGATATTTTCCATAAACAAATATCTCCTTTAGCTATGTTGGCAAGTAGTCCTTATTTTTCCTCATTACACCCGCAACAACAGCATCAAATTGCCGGCTATATAAGCCAAATGCTTAATAAACAAGGCATGGGCGGTCAAGGTGGGCAAATGCCAGGTATGCCAGGAATGCCAGGCCAGGGACAAGAACAAGGGCAATCGCCAATGGGTGATATAGGTGGCGGTCAACAAATGGGCGGCCAACAACAAAACCAATATGATCAAGGAAATGATTCTTTAGTTCCTGGAAATCCTGGCGAACATTTCACCGGAAAATTTACTGAATCGCCTTATTCAGGTGGCACGGCTCACCGTGGAAGCCAAGGGGAAACCATCTATGCGCCTACTGGCGGTAATGTGCAGAAAGGACTTGATGTTTTAACAGAAGCTAAAGGATTGAAAAAAATATTCAGTGAATATGCTAAAGTCGCGCCAAAAGTTGGCGGTGCTGGTGGATTTAAAAGAGATTTATCCAATGTCGCCAGTGGCATTGCTAAAACTGGTTTACCTTTTTCTCAAAAGATTTCTGATTTTATGGGTGGCTCAACCTTATCGAATGAAGCGGCAAGTTCCGAAGCTTATAAAGCGCAAATGGCTCCTGCATTAAGAGCTATTGGATTCTCTAACCCTGAAATTGAAAGTATGTTGAAATTCTATCCAGGGGAAACTGAAAAGAATATCAAAGACCGTTTAGAGAAAACTTGGCCTATCATTGAACGAAAAATTAAGACTCATCAAAAAAATCTTAATAAAGGAATCAATGTGAATCAAAATGTCATTGGTGAAAATGATGTTCCGCGTAGCATTGACCAAAAGATAGCGCGTGATAATCAAGAACGCGCACAAGCACAGAATGGACAATACAAAGAAGCTCCAGAAGGTTCTATTGGTCTATATAGAAATGGAAAGCTCTATTATATCCCTCAAAATGCTGTTGAAGAGGCATTGAATGAGGGGTTCACCTATGAATGATAAATGGGAACAATACGCCGCTCAACCGGCTCAGGATAAATGGGCGCAATATGAAGCGCAGCCAATGCCTAAGAAATCATCTAAAAAATCGGCTTCTTCTGGTCAAGATGATGAGGCCGTGTTGGCTGCGCTTAAGAAACAACATCCATTGATGTATAAAATAGCCGAAAAATTTCAAGGTTCGCCAACATTGAATAAAGTGGGTGATGTTGCTGGAAAATTTAATAAGATAGTGGAGCAAACGGGACTTCCATCAATTGCCAAAGGGTTTTATGGAACTGGTATTGACATGGGGCGTGGTATTGCAAACCTTATACCTGGAGTAAATATTCCTAAACAACAATATCGCCAATTACATATTGACCCACAACAAGAAATATTAGCCGAATTTATCGGATCTCTAGGAATGGGATTACCCGCTTATCGGGGTTATCAAGGAGCTAAAGCCGGACTTGAAGCATTGCCACATGCTAAAAAAGTTCCTGAACTGATTCGCAATATGCTGGCTGGTGGTGCTGTAGGTTCAGCAATCAGCCCAGAACATAGAAAATTAGGTGGCGCAATAGGTGGCGCGGCCGAGGCTGTTCCGTTTGCTATTTCCGGCACGAAAAACTGGTTTCAAGGCCGTAATACTTCTGGACGCGAAAAAGACCTTTATAAAGCCATGATGGAACATGAAATGCAAAAGGGCGATTTAGAATCGTTGAAAAACCTTGCGTCTCATCAATTCGGGAAAAATAATCCAGAATCATTATTGCTCAGTGCTCAAGACAAAGCGGCACAACTCGAAGAAGCGGAAGCATTTAAACGCCGTCACTTTGGTGATGAGAAAATGTTACCTGGCCAGCAATTAGTGCCAGAAGCAGAACACGGGGTTCAAAATGTCGATCAGGTATTAAGAAAGACGCTAGGTGAGGGCGAAACACATTCTCAAGACCTATCAAAACACATTGTAGATGCCATTGAAGGCGTTCAAGTTATGGAGCCTCACCCAAAGACCGGCTTGCCTAGAGAAGTGAGAAAAGGCGGCTTGCGTGAAGAAATAGGCAGTAAATACGATAAGCTTGAAGAAAGTTTGCCGAATATAGAAATTCCTGGTTCGCCTGATATGGACGCCGTAGAAAAGGAATTAAATAAATTTACCAGTGATAAAGCAGCCTTAACCGATGAACAAAAGGATTCATTTAGAAAAATTCTTGCGGCTACTCATCCAACAGGTAAAAGCAAAACGATTAATGGGAAACAATTTTTCCGTGCGTACCGCTCATTAAAAAGAATGGAAGGAACGCAACGGTCTAAAGCGTTTGGTTTGTCCCCTAAAGAACATGATGAATGGATTGAACGCGCTAATGAGACTAAAAAAACTTATGAGAACATGGAAAAGATTATTGAAAAGCATTTTCCAGAAGATACGATTAGTAAGCTTCATAAGATAAACCATGAGTACGCAAATAAAGTTGCGCCTCTTCATGAAAACCCTATGTATCAACAAATGCTTAAACATGGTCGATTCAAAGGAAATATGGTCGAATCATTGTCTGGAACTACACCAGGGAATAAGATTTTAAATAAACTGATTCAAAATAACCCCGAACTTTCGAGATTGGTGTTAGGGCATTCATTTGCTAAGAACCCAGAAAAATTAATGAGTCCTAACAAGGCGATTGAACCTTTTGTGCGGGCAAATCCGCAAATTTCTAAATTAATGGAATATCAAAAACAATCGGCCTCAGAACTGGAAGCTGCGAAAAGAAATGCTGAACTGTATAAGCAAGTTGAAAATATGCCTAAGTTAAAGCAAGAAATTCATGCTCAAAGAACCATTGCAAACCGCCTCAAGCAAGAAGCAGAAGCAACAGGAATGACTAAAGCCGAAGTGGCTAAAAAGAAAATTGAGTATGAAAAAGCGCAAAGAAAACTTAGATCATTAAAGAATAAGCTTATAGGTGCTTCAATTCTTACGACCGGTGCTGGCTATGTAGGACATAAAGTGCGCGAATAATGTATTTTTATTGGCCATAATAGTGTATTATGCGATTTTTTTGACCAATAAGGAATTGAAATGGGAATCTATTTCGCTTTTTTCATGATGGGTATAGGGATTACAATATTCTTTTCAGAATAAAGTAATCCAATTTTATAAGGAATTTTCATGGCAATTAACACGGATTTGTTAATAGCAGCCCCTATTTTACAAGATAGCTTTGTTGATAAAGATGGAACGCCAATGGCTGGCGGCGTAATCACTTGTTATCAAGATAATAGCCGTACCACACTAAAGAATTGGTATTATCAATCAGGAACACCAGGCAACTATACTTATATTAAATTGCCTAATCCATTGACGTTAAGTGGCGCTGGCACTATTTGTGATGTGAATGGTGTAGATACCATTCCGTTTTTTTATCCTTATAGCGAACTGGATAATGCCACTTTTCAACCTTATTTTATTCGTATAGAAAATAAAAATAAAACGAATCAAATTACTCGCTCTAATTTCCCGTTTATCCCTGATGAAGATAATGAGCCTGGACAGGGTTCGCATAATAATTACGTTATTAACAATCGTTTTTGGCGCAACATTGGAACAATGAGTTTAACCAATGTTCTTGATACAGTGGTTTGTCCAGGTCAACATGATGGTTTTAGTGCACCTGATATACGCTTTGTTAAGAATATTACAGGTGGTCAAGATACGGTTACATTCACTAAATTCCCTTTGGTCAACACGCCTATATTAGAAGGTGACATTACACCTGAGTTTTATATTAATCATACCTGTAGCAATAGTCCTACAGGCGAGACACAAAAAGCCTATAAATTCCCTATCTCATTACATGTGAATACACTGGCTTCGGTTCCTTTTACCTTCACTATTCAAGGGCAAAATGCTGGCGGAACAAGTCCAGGACAAAACACGATTAATTTATTCATTTTGCAAGACACAGGAACAGGAACAGTTTCGCCTTCACCTATCTTGCTTGGCTCTATAACATTGAATAGTTCATGGCAAAAATACGAATTAAACGGTATTTTCCCGCCAACCAATGGGCTAACCTTGGGGAATGGCGGTGATGATGCGCTTTATTTATTAGTGCAAATGCCACTAGATATAAACTGTTCTATTAACTTTTGTTTGCCATCCATCTATTTAACAACTGATGCGCCAACGAATAGTTTTGCCACTTATGATGAAATAGATACGGTTATCAATAGCCCAAGAACAGGGGATTTAAGAACGAGTATTAATAGTTTTTATCCTTATGGCTGGCTTCCTATGAATGATGGAACAATTGGCAATTCATCTTCTGGGAGTACTACAAGAGCAAATTCTGATACTTGGCAACTATATAATTTGCTTTGGACTTTAGCGCACCCTTATGACACAGGCTCAAACTTAAACCAAATATGTCAAATATTCACGAGTGCTGGTGCAGCCACTAACTATGGAAGTACTGCAATTGCGGATTTTAACGCGAATAAACGATTAGCCCTTACCAAAATGATGGGGCGCGTGATGATGGGCATGGTTCCAGTAAGTGCGCTTTTAAATTCGGTTTGGTCACAAGCTATTACTGCGTCCAATGCTGCGGGTAATATATTATTTACAACAACAACAACCTCTGGAATGTTTACAGGTCAACCAATTACCTTTACCACAACAGGTACTTTACCAGGAAACATTGTGGCCAACAGGGTTTATTTCGTAACCAATATTAATGATGGCGGAGCAAATAAATTCCAAGTCACACAAACTTATCCTAATGCAATCGCATACACTGGTTTAGTTGCGTGGAGTTCAGCGGGTTCTAACAGTCGGTTAGTGCTTGATGTTCCTGGTACAATTACAGGACAAGGAATGCATGTTCAGTTACAAACAGAATTAGCGGCTCACGCTCATACAGGTACAGTTTCATTAAATTCAAATGGTGGCAGTGGTGTTGCAACGCCTGGAGCATCATTACAATTAACAAACAATAACCGAGCACTTACAATCAATTCAACAGGTGATAGCTATCCTTTCAACATAGTTCAGCCTGGTGTATTCTATAACATATTTATAAAGATGTGATTCAATCGACACAACATGAAGATGTGTCGATAAATAAGGAAATTTTAAACATAAGGACGTGTAACCATGAGTACATTATTGTCTTTTGGTAGAGATGTGCAGGGGTATAATGCTTATGCTCCAATGCCTTCTACTGATACCTATTCTGCTACATTAGCAGCAAACACCCCTGTTTCTGTTACTGTTCCCTCTAATCATCAAGTTTGGATTGCAAGTTTCAATTACACGCCTGGCGCAAGTGTTTATGTTAATTTCACAGGTGCTGCTGCTGCACCTCCTGCTGGAAGTACTTTAGCTTTAACTACGTCCACACTAAACCCAGGGCAAAGAACGGTTTTGGCTGGGCAAACTATCAGTGTGATTAGTGATGCGGCTGTTGATGTGGTAATTGAACTTTATCCAACTAATTATTAAGGTCTAAGATGACAATACGGTCTGATAATTCGGTTCCTGGCAACAATGGAAGGCCGCAAAATTTTTGCATTGATAAACCTTTTAATTTTGGTTCAGACAGTCTTATTAACATAAGAAGCAGTGTAACTTCGCCTATACCGCCTTTTGATGCTGGTTTTATCTATCAGGATGACAACATTATGGTGACGCAAGACGATAATACATTGCAACCACAAACAGGCTAGTATTAACTTTTTCAAGGAATGAAAATGGCTATTGAGCAAAAATTTACGGACTTACCTAATGCGTCCTCAGCGAGCGACACAGATATCATTTGTGCGGTTCAGGGCTATGTTGACCCAGGAAACCCTGGGATATCAGTACAAATGACTTTGGCGCAAATACAAACTTTAATTCAAAGAAACCTGATTTTATCTAATTCAGGTAATCCCAATGGCGCGGTTGCGGGTTCTACTCATCAATTATGCTGGGATACCGTAAACAATATTTTATGGGTTTGTACCACTTCTGGAACAATAATGACCGCAGTTTGGACTAAATCCATTGAATTAACTGCTGGCTCAGGTATTACCATAGTTCAAAATGGTGACATTATAGAAATCAGTGCTAATTCCGCTTCTGCAAATTTCGTAAGTATTGCCGGAACTTCTCAAGCAATGGTTGCTAATACAACCTATCAACCCAATAATGGTGGTCTAGTTACACTTACTTTACCGGCAACAGCAATACCAGGGGATAGGATAAGCATTGCTGGATTTGGTGCGGGAGGATGGACAATTTCACAAGCCGCAAGCCAGCAAATTATCGTTGGTAATGTGAGTTCAACAGCGGGTGTTACTGGCGCGGTTTCTTCTACTAATCGTTATGATGGTATTGATTTATGTTGTGTTGTCGCTGATACAACTTGGCAAACCATTTCAGCCCCACAAGGAAGTTTAAACATTGTTTAAGGATAAATAATGACTATACAAAATGGTATTAATGCGAACGCCAATACCCCATTAGCAAAACTTGCTGGTGGTACGGGTGTCAATGCGCCTGTAGCAAACCCCACTGCGGGCGAATATATAGCTTGGGATAGCAGTTTAAACGCTGCTGCAAACAATATGTCTTTAGGTTATGCCACGACTGCTACGGCAGCCGGAACAACGGTGTTAACTGTAGCGAGTGCCGCGCAACAATATTTCACAGGTTCAACCACTCAGACGGTTACAATGCCTGTCGCTTCAACGTGTAGGCAAGGCCAAAGTTGGGTTATTGTTAATAATTCAAGTGGTGTTGTTACAGTTCAATCTTCTGGCGGTAATAGCATCATTGCAATGCCCGCAAACACGAACTCAACTATTACTTGTATTTTAACTTCTGGTACAACTGCGGACTCTTGGAATGCTGAAAGTACAGCGGGTGTGGCGGG